ACCAGCCGCAGTACAAGCTTGCTTGTACTCACGAACCGCTTGACGGTAGGCAGCATTGGCCCCCTGCGCTGCACCGGGGTAAGACGACTGTTGCGGAGGTTGCGTACCAATGAAGCTATCACCTGCTCCACCCAACTCATCAGGGGACGTTGGCATAATAATTACCCGTTACTGACAAACGATAACGTGGTGTAAACGGAGGGGACTCCCCCATGCACTCCATCGTCTGCCTCGGCTGTTAAAGACAAGCTGGTATTATCTACATCAGCAGCAATTTCAATGTAGTCACCCGCGTTAAGGGCGATTTGCTCGGTTAGGGTAATCGAACCGGATACGGAGTTGTTGAACTCGCGTGTGGCAGCAGTATTCGGTAGTGTCAAGCCGTTTTTCTGAACAAAGATGTAGGCCGAAGCGTTACCGGTTGAGGTGTTAAAATGGCAGTTAACGTGCAGTGCGAACACACCGTCATCGGTTACGTTTATCCTAGAGTTGTTTGTAAGAAACACACCGTTGGACAGGTTAGTGGTGGTATAGGTCAGTGGCTGAGCGACATTGGACAGCGCAAAGGTTTGCGTCACATCACTAAAAAACGCCCCGTGGGGCTTATACAGAAATCGTCCACCGCCACCGGCAACATCAGGCTCGGTGAGGGTCTGGAACGCACCTGTCATTCGGTTAAAAAACAGCCGCAACACGTTATTATACGCATTGCCCAGACTCGGATCGGGGAGCGCGGGAGGTTGTGGCTTGTTGAGGATATTAGCCATTAACGCCTACCGTCAGTACGTATGTCGATACGAGGCAAGCCAAGCTGCCAAGCTACACCGAGGTCGTCAGAGTCAAGCTCAAAAACCAACTGCCTGCCACGGATACGAATGTTAAGTTGCTCTGTAAATCTTTCTATTGTACCACTGACACTCTTAACAACATCTCCTGTGCTATTACCACCTTCGGACGCGGGTGATATGTACCCAGAACCTGAGTTTTTCAAAGACTTCATACTGATCGTAACGCTGGGGTCAGCGATGGTAGAGCCGTCAAACGTAATGTCAGGAAGGACGCGCCACATAAAGGAGAACGAATCCCCGTCACCAATGTCCGTTTGCGAAGACCGAATATGTGAGACAATCGGGACCGGTGTAGCGCCTGTGTTATCGTCGTAGCCCACTTCATGTTCAACAATTTTCTGGCTGTAAGTGGCTGCAAGTACTGCCGACTTGTCTTCCCACGCGCTACGCTCCAGATTACCGTGATACCAAATCTGCTCACCGTAGTTAAAAATGACGTAACGATCAGGTTTCGTGCTGCCCGCAGAGGGGTAGAACCACCACACCTCATTAAACTTATCGTTAGACCCAGCAAATATCTGGTCAGCTTGGCTCAGATTAATGTCATTGAAGACATATCTTAGTAGGGAGCAGGGCAACGTCTGCACCTGACCGGAGTAAACGTAAAACTCGTTAAATCCCATCCAGTAGGTAACGCCGTCTGCGTAAATAGCCGCGTTTTTGGAAGCAATCGTCAGGTTATCACCCACAATTTGCGAACCCCAAACAATCGGCGCTCCTAGATACTGTAAAGAATATAGTGATGTATCAGTCCATACCAAAATTTCTTGCCGAGCTTGCACAGCAGACATAATCTTGCTGCCTCGCGACAAGCGTAGACTTCCTGCTTGGTTTGTGGCGCTGGGTTGCCATTCCAAGTAGCTTTCTTGATCTGACCACCGAACCAGCAGCGGGTCTTTCACTGTGTCAAATATCTCATTCGTTCCCATACAGAACACGAATCGGCTTACATCCGACACGAAAACAAGATTCTGTAAAAGTGGAACTTCGTTAGCCCCCGGTAACCCACTAATGGCAACTGCGCGAGAGGTCAGGCCCGCTGACAAATCCCATAGATAAAGTGAGCCTTCGGACGGGGATACGATCAAGTCTTCGCCAAAATTGTAAAGCGACCATGTTCGGGCTATGCGGAAAAGGTTAAGGTCTTCAGATTCACCCCAGCCTGTCGTGGAACTACCACCATAAGGACCAGCGCCCCAGCCCGATGCAGGGCGATTTATGTCAGCCCCCGCGTTAATCTGATAGGCGGCAACCGTAGCTGCGCCACCACCACCTGATACAGTAGCGTCAGCAAGTAAGGTATCGCCGTTGGCATCAGTGGCTGAAATGGTGTAGTTGGAACCGTCAATGATTTCAACGATCTGGTATTCCTTGTTAAGCACATCGGCAGTTATGTTGCTGGTGCCTAACTGAGCAGCGCTGCTGAACGTAACAAAGTCCTCAACCGCAGCGGTGTGCCCTGTGTCATTTACGGTTATGATCGCGCTACCGCTGGTACAGCTAAACGTAGCTTCTCCCGCGCCGGTTGTGTCGCGAATAGGGGTTATGTCATAAAACGCGCCACCCAAATCCACATAAATCTTAGTGTGAGTACCATAAGCTCGGTACAGTACGCCAGCCAACCCGTTCCAAGAAAAGATAGACCGACAAACGCCGTTATAAGTAGCCTGAGAGACACTAGACCAGCCGCCTATTTTCTCTGGAAACCCTTGTCGAAAACGCACTTTGTCGCTATCGAACCAGCCGCCCTCAGAAGCGTATCGCGTTACTTCTTTGTTAACCCCCGGCCTGAATTGTAATTTTTGCAGAGCCATTAGTAACTCCAGATGGTCGGATTGGGTAAATCCAGTTCGTTGTCTAAGTGGACAAACCGTTTGGAATGGTCACCTTTCTGACTTACACCAATGCGCTTAACACCATGTCGTAAGGCGACTTCCACCAGTTTCAAGGCTTTTTCGCCACTAACTTTAATGTCAACCGCCTTGCCAGAGCAGTGCGCCCCCGGCTCGTCTTTTGCTATTTCAATAGGATGGTCAGGGCAGCGATAACCAGAACTAACGGGAAGAGGGAACCCACAATCACGACGAATGTTGTCCAGAGTTCTTTTAAAATCTTCATCAAAAACAAGCCCTCCGCAGTGTTTGCACTTCAACTCATCAAAACTAAAATAGCTCATTGCTTCATAATCTTGGCTATTTTTTCACCACTGCGACCAACAACATAGCCGCCCAGACCAATTTCTAACAGCAAAAAAGTCTCGTCACGCAAGTCATTCGGTAGCCAGCCCAGCGAGTCCCCAACCACTAAGGTAAGGAACGTCAGCATTGTTATGGGTCGCCAGTTGGCGGTGAGCCAATGCTGGGAAGAGGCTTCAGCGTGAACGATTTTAGACTTTGCCTCAAGCAAGCCTGTTTCATAGTCAAACACGCGCTGCATGGCGGCAGCTTGTACGTCCAACAAGTGTCCTTTGGCTTTGAGTTTTTCTTCGGTACTGGTGTGTAGCTCATCCACCAACTCCGCTGCGGGCTTAAAAATACCCGCTATCAGGTCTGTAATTCCGATAGGCATTACTTGTCAGCCTTTTGATCTAGTTTCTGCTCAATCGTATCCAATTTAACGAACAAGCGCTTAAACTCTTCGCGAAGTTCCTCGCGCTTAACATAGTCACCTGCAACTAAAACTTCAAGCTCGTTAACAGCAGCGTTAAGCTCTTTGTCTGACCGCTGTAGCTCTTTAACAGCGTCCCAAAGTACCTTTAAGACCCAGCCAAAAACACCAGCTACAATAGTAATCAGGGTATTTACAATACTTTGATCCAACACAACTAGCTCCGTGATTCTGGTTTTACAGGAAAGTTACTTATTGTAACTAATCTTCATCACTTACTCCAGAAATAGGGTATACCTCACCGCACTCAGCGCACTCTAGGGCGTGTAGCTCTTCTTGACTGCTATACGTTTGCCATGTAAATAATGAGCTACCACACTCTCCGCAAGACCTGTCGTAAGCATCTGTTTTATCAGGAAAATTTATTATATCAGCCATACCTAGCCATCCTTATATCACAGCGATACCTTGCTATTTCTCCGAAGTCCTTATGTAACACAATAGCGTTCATATCTCTACCTGCACGGTAACCCTTGGCCGAGTGCCAAGCATCCTTGCCAGCTAACGTCCTAAAGGACTCCACCGTACAACCTCTAAGCTCAGCCTTGCGGGAATGGTGGATATGGCCCACATACCAATACCGATGCTCACTAGCACCCCATTCTTCGGGCTTGTCAGTAGCCATTAGAGAGCCTAGATCAGCGTGCTTGACCGTATCCCCATGCGTTACGCCAATAAGGTTCTTACCGAACGTAAAATAATGAAACTTAGAAGTAGTTGGCTGTATGATTACTCGTGGCTCATTGCTGAAGTACGCATCCAAAAAAGCAGCCAGCATTACGCTGGAATGGTCGTCGTGGTTACCTATAGCGTTAATTACTTCTACCTTCGGGTGCTTTTTAGCGCCAGCTTAACCACATCTACCATCAACATGCACCCGAGCTTCAGAACCTTAGCCCAGCGTGTGTCCACATCAAGGCTATGCCCAGAACGGCTTGTAGTATTCGACATATTATCTGCATGAAAGAAGTCCCCCAGATTGATTACCAAACACGTACTCGCGGAAGGTGAAGCCTTAATTAGCTGGCTGGCTGCGGAGAGTAAGTCTTCCCTAGCGATGTTTATGTCGAAGTCTTCACCGCTTTCCTCAGACCATGCGTACATGCCAATATGGGGGTCGCCCATAGGAATCGCCACGACAATATCTTCGTCAGACGACTTTGGGCCTTTAGTCGGTTTGGTTGCACCTTGGTAGTCGGCCATCATTTCGTCAATGGCTTCTTTAATGGCAACTAGCCGTTGTTCTTCCGTGAGCTTAGATTTGACCCACTGGCCCGTAGCAACGCCATCTTCGTTATAATATGTAGATACCCCAGATACCACAAACCCGTCAGGGACGGGTTTAGTCATGTCGTTGTCGGGCGCGTAGCCCTTTCTAGCCGCTATTCGTTTTATCCTAGCGAGTTGTGACCTAGCAGTGCGCTCACTTATACCCAAAACCAAAGCCGCTTGAACTACCGTCCCTGTAGCGACAATTTGCGTTATAAGATTCCGCTGCTTTTCCGTATCGCAATACGGAAGCAGACCCCCGCGACTATCCATTCGCGCCCCCCTAGTTTATTTCAGCGATCCCGCAGTGTTTGGCTAGCTCTTTTTATGTCTGCGTGATACGCAAGGTAGCAATGGTCATGCTGCCAAAAGAAAAAGAAGTTTATCACTCCTTTAAGAATTGCCCAAGGCCAACTAATTCGCCGCATCCGGTAAGCTCTACCGCTTACCGACTCGTTTGGGTTCTGCCCAAAGAATACAACGACGTTGATAAGCTGGGAAAGCGCATCCCCAACTCTTACAACGTAGTTAAAGAGTGGCCGCAAGCTTGAAAAGGTCATCAAGTTGTACCTCCGTTAATCCCAGAGCGCCACCCAAAGAGGTAACCAGCGGCGACTTGCGCTCTACCGCCGCCGAGTATTCCCATTCAATCTGGCTGTCCTCTGAAAGCGCATCAATGTTTGATTGCACTGTAGCCAAAAGACCTTGATTTTTTAGCGCCAATCGGCACTGCCGCATAGTTACTGCTACGTTGTTTCGCCACAACACCAAATAATCAGCTTGCTCTTGCGCGTCCATATCAAGCACGTTCCAGCCGTTAATACACTGCGTATCTGTTTCCGTGTATGTCTGCTCTGCTTTTTGAGTAAACTCATCAAAATC